GAAGACAGAGTAGCAGGGATTTCAAACTATTCAACGCTTGGAGCCGCAAGTGCCATTCGTGATTGCGGACGTGTGTTCGGCGTCCCGACAACCAAGTTGGACGTATCTAAGCTTATGCCGAAAGAACACGGCATAAGCCTTACTTTGGCAGAAGCGAAAGAAGCCGTTCCTGAAGTTGCAATGTTTGCAACTGAAAATCCCGCACTCTGGCAACACGCCTTAAATCTCGAAGGGGTTATGCGCAACCTAGGACGGCATGCCGCAGGTACGGTTGTGGCGGGCGGCGCTTTGGTTGAAAGAGCGGTTGTGGAGAATCGGCAGGGCGCACCTGTTGTTAATTGGGATAAGCGTATTGTTGAAGACATGGGGCTTATCAAAATGGACATCTTAGGGTTGTCTACCCTCGATACACTACAGATTGCGTTGCAGTACATCAAAGAGCGGCGGGGAATCGACATAGACCTTTTACAGCTTCCGCTTGATGATGCTGCTACTTTGGACGCGTTCGGCAAAGGTCAGACCACGGGAGTATTTCAGTTCGAATCAAAGGGCATGAAACAGCTTTTGATGAGCTTGGCATCAAACCGTCCGCTTACCTTTGACGAACTTACCGCCGCAACCGCACTCTATCGTCCAGGCCCTATTGATTCAGGACTTCTTGATCAGTATGTGCAGGTGCGGCAGGGCTACTCTGTTCCGTACTATGAACACCCAAGTATGGAACGGGCGCTGAAAGAAACATACGGCGTTATTGTGTATCAGGAACAGGTCATGAAGGTTGCCCAAGACCTGTGCGGCTTTTCAATGGCGGAAGCCGACCACCTGCGCCGCGCCATGGGTAAGAAAGACGCAGAAAAAATGGCAAAAATGAAGGTCCGTTTTGTGGAAGGCGCGAAGACGAATTCGGGAATGGACGAAAAGACCTCAGAACAGCTTTTTGAAAAGATTCAGAAGTTCGCGGGGTACGCTTTTAATAAGTCCCACAGCGTTGAGTACTCTATCGTTTCCTATTGGGCGTGCTACCTCAGAACGCATTATGCGGCGGAATACTTTGCAGCTTCTCTCTCCATTCTCTCTGACGACAAATATTCGGGCGTGGTAAGAGATGCAATGGACGCGGGCATTTCGGTTCTGCCGCCTCAAATCAACTATTCAAGCGACAGATTCATGGTTAAGGATGACAGTACGATTGTTGCCCCGTTCTCTGCCGTGAAGTTTATTTCCGAAATCATCGCCCGAAAAATTGTGGCCTTAAGAGAATCGAACGGCGGCAAATTCACAAGCAAATCTGAATTTGAAGGACTGGCGGCTCGCGTTGGTTCTGGCGTAAATATTCGTGCAGTAGGAAACCTGGACAAGGTTGGTGCTTTTGCCGACATTGAACCAAGTGAACCTTTGGCAATGGACTCATGCCGCAGAAAAGACCAAAAAGAACTTATGGGCGATCTTATTGTTGGCGTAGTCAAACAAACCAAATCGACCGTCATTACAAAGGAAGTGGTTGTAGGCGTTCGGGGCGTCTTAAATGAGATTGAGTCCTGCAAGGACTGCAACCTCTGCGGCTCAGTTCATTGCAAACCTTCTATGGGCAAGAAGGAAATCAAGTTTATGGTTATTTCAGACTGCCCGAGCTTTGAAGAAGAGAAGGCGGGTAAGTTTTTGGTGGGTAAAGTCGGAACGGCTATCAAACACTTGATAGAGGAAAACGGGCTTGATGTAAATAACGGATATTACACGGGCTTGGTGAAAGCCAAAAAGAACGACAAATTCTTGTCCGCAGAACAGATTGCAAAGTGCTTCAGGCACATTGAAAAAGAAATTGAAGTTATCCGACCAGGGGTGATTATCGCGCTCGGAAGTTCCAGCGTAAAAAGGTTCATCGGCGAGACATATTCCGCGGCAGAGGCATCAGGAAACGATTATTATAATGAGAAGTATCAGGCCACCGTGATCGGGGGCGTAAATCCCACACAAATACTTTTCGACTCTAGCAAAACGGAAGAATTGAAAAAGACTTTCGCAAGAGTAAAAGAAGTGTTATCATAACGCTATATATTAAGTACTAGATAGAACAAACGGAATGACGAACATCAAATTCTTATACCTTGAGTCCGACGAGAACCAAGAGTTCCGAGATTCCTTGATGGTAAGTGATGCACGTTTGGATGAAATTATGGTGAAACACGCGGCAGACAGAGCGTTTTGGTCTGCGGAACTTGCAAGAGCGACATTTCAGTTTGAAATGCTGAAAAACGACCTTACAAGCTATGACGCAACGCGCCGCATTGCATTAGAGGAGGCAGAAGGCAAAAAGAAGGGAAGGGTTACAGACGCACGGCTTACAACGCTTTTAGAAGCTGACGAAGAGCACCGTAGACGGACGCAACAGCTTGGCATTGCCAAGTTGGCAGTCAATATTCTTGAAGGCCGCGTTAAAGCCCTAGATGCAAGAAAAGACATGACGATTCAAAGGGTCACCAATTTGAGAAAGGAACTTGAATCTCAAATGCGGGTGCTCGCACCACAAGACGAGAAGACTTTTGAACAGGCAAAGCAGGACGCTGTTGCCAAACTCAGAAGTCAATTTAACAAGGAACGATCATGATAGACATGACAAAACTTATGGCTCTCGTAACAGCCAAGCAGAAAGAAAATCAGAAGCTTTCTGTTATTCGCCCCAAGGCAGGACAAAACCGCTACGTTTTGTTGCCTGGATGGGACGAAAATAACCGTGAAATCTTTTGGCATGATTTTGGCGATCATTGGATTAAAGACTTTCACAATGTGAATTCTAGCGGAAAGCCCGCTATTGTGGCGAATGTTATTTGCGAAGAAAAGACACGCAAAGCAGAATGCCCGATTTGCAACCTCGTTCGGGAAGGATTGAGCCGTTGCAAGACCGATGAAGAAGCCGCATTTTTGCGTTCAAACTATGCCTCAAAGCAGGGCTACCTTTTGAACGTTCTGGCTTTGGACTCTGAAACGCCGACCGAACCGCAGGTGCTGCATGTAGGACGCACGGTGTTTGAACAGATTCTGGCGTTGGTGGGATCTTGGGGCGGCGCAATCTTTGATGCGTCTAATCCTCAGATTGTCACAATCACCCGAAGCGGCGCAGGACTTTCTACCTCGTACATTGTTCAGGTAAGCCCTGAAAAGTACGCTTTGAAGAAAGGCATTATTGAAAAGATTCACAATCTTGACGATTTCTGCGCACCGTCCGATCCCAATGTGGTTAAGAATGCAATTCACTTCTTTACAAGTGCAGGTTTGGCTCTCGGAGCGGCAGAAGCAGCTCCCGCAATCGCCGCTCCCAAGATTGCGGAAGTTGCCGCCGCTCCCGCTCCTGCTCCCGAACCTGAAGTTATTGTGGAACAGCCTCTTGCCGAAGCAGTCGATGAAACCATTGACATGGCAACTGTTTCCGCAAGTTCTCAGGGCGAAGCCGAAGATCTTCTTAAATCCCTTGGACTTTAACCCGACAAGCGGCGGCTGAAAAAGGCCGCCCTTGCTTTCTCTATGATTCTGAATCTTCTTGACGCAAACTCTTTAGGGCGTGTTTGGAATTCATCGCCCAACATGGCAGTTCATGACTACCCGAATGATTTGGGCATTCGGACGCGGGCAATCTTTCTTTTCATTTCGATGATTTATTGGGAAAAGAAGAAAGATCCCCAAAATGAATTTATTCTGCTTTGGGACGGAAAGGCAAAATTTCGCCTTGAAATCTACCCCGAATATAAAGGGAACAGAGCCAAAAAGACCCCCGTTCAGGAAGAAGAATTTCAGAAGTACATAGAACAAGTCCCGTACATTCGAAAGGCTATGCGGTATTTAGGCGTACCGCAACTTTTGAATTCGGAATTAGAGGCGGATGATTTAGCAGCTTTTCTTGTTGCCCATACGAAAGACCAAGTGCGGCTTTTCACGCGGGATCAGGACTGGTTGCAACTCGTGAGCGACCGCGTTTCGTGGAACGACTCTGGGTTTGTCGTTACTCCCTCGAATTTCAGCGAAAAGACGGGTGTAAAGGACGTAAAGACCTTTCAATTCAGAAAATGCCTTATGGGCGACCGAAGCGACAATGTGAAAGGCGTTCCTGGTTTTGGCGAAGTTCGGGCTACGAAATTTGTCAATGAATGGAACTCTATTGAAGACTTTTTCAACGCCTACCCAAAACGTGAAAAGAAGTCCGTCCCGACTTGGGAACACAATCTCTACACGCATTCGGAATACAGAGAGACGTTTGAGCGCAACAAGAAGCTTTTACTTCTTGACGGAACTCGAACACCGTCTCCCGCTACTACCCAAAAAATTTCACAAAAGCCCGATTTCAAGGCTTTTGAGGAGCTTTGTAGCGAATTTAATTTTATTCAGTACATCAACCAAATAGAAGAATTTAAAAGGATATTTCAGAAATGACAGAATTATCCGATAAAGTCGCCAAACTCATGAAGGCGCTTGGCGGGAATGCCGTTAAAGGGGACGTATCAAATTACATTGACACGGGCTACCCTCCGCTCAATAAAATCATCAGCGGGTCTTATGACAACGGAATACCCTACGGACGCATCGTTGAAACGTTTGGCTTGCCGAGCGCGGGCAAAACCTTCATCGCCACACAGCTTATGATTTCCGCCCAAAAGTTAGGCGGAATTGCTGTTTTTATCGACTGGGAACGATCTTTCAAGTTGGACTTGGCGGTTGAATCAGGCTTGAACGGCGAATTTCCGTTTTTCATTTATAAAAAACCCAAGACTTGGGAAGAAGGAAGCATTGAGGCTAAAAAAGCGATTGAAAACATTCGTGAGCTGAAAATCATTCCTGACGAAGCCCCGATTCTGGTTGTGTTTGATTCGATTGCAAGCGCAGTCCCGATGAGCCAACTTGAAAAGGAAGTTGATCAGTACACAATGAACGACACAACGGCATTGGCTCGCGTCACCTCTTCCACACTCAAGGTCATGGGGGTTTTGGCAGATGAATATAACGCATCACTTCTTTACCTGAATCAGATTCGGACTAAGCCAGGAGTGATGTTCGGAGACCCCACCACAACTCCAGGCGGATCGGCACTGGGTTTTGTGGCTACTACCCGTTTGTCTTTGAGCAAATCAAA